TACAAAAAAACAAAATATTTCATCCCCAACAGTGACACAATTACCTATCAAGTAAGGGACCCTCGTCGAAGAGTGGTCACAAAAGGATTAATAAATGGTGAACAAGGTGCTAATTTACCCAAGTGGACAAGATGGATTTTAACAATAGGAAAGTTGGTTCCAGGTTTGACTGTAGGAACAGAAGATGGTACGTTTCAAGCAGTAACAGTGACAGGTGTTACGAGAAAATACATGTACAAGATTGAGGGTGCTAACGATGATCGTGATGCATATGATATTGTTTAAGCGGTAGGCGTCGCGGAGCGCGCCGAACCCTAACCCTAGGGTTCAAGGTGAAGGTTAGTCAGGATACAGAATAGCATTTATTGATTATTATAAAAGTGAGGTAGAGCTTCTGCATATGTTAAGTAAAATACATGCATTCCCCATACTGGAAATATATGCCATTCATCGACCCTTCTTTCAAAGGAAGGAAAATACGCGTTCTTCCACCATGTACTAGGTAGTGAGTTAGAAGTTATAATGATATTCTTCGCCACGAAGTTTACGTTTCCACCTTTTGTTTCCACTTGTAGTGGATATCTATCGCATAGACGTAACATGAGATCGAAGGGTAACCACCCGTAGAATTCATCTATGATGACGTGTTCTTGGTTGGTGTATCCATCCCACCAATTGGAGCGTTGCTTCCAGTACGCATTTGGGAATTTTTCTAATGCCCATTTGGATTTGCCTGTAGCAGTTGGTCCTTGACATACGAATACATTTGTTTTAAAGTTACGAGGTGGTGTTACGAGTAATCTATATGCAGCTAGAGACCTATGACATGATATATAGGTAGGAAAGTGATAATTAGCTAAGTCTAGATCAGTAGAGCCTGTCTCTATCATAGTTTTCATCTCCTTCAACGCTTGATTCCGGTTCAGTTTCTTCTGGGTCTTCTCGATGCAGAGCTTCTTCAACTCTTCCCAGTTCGATGCAAACCCGAACAAGACGGGAAAAGGCTCTGGTAGATTCTGGATGCTTTCTTCTAAGTTGTCTGGCAAGTTTTGTTGCCTTGTCGTATCCGTGATCGTACAATCCTTTAAGCAATACAATATTGCCTGGTATTGGTTCCCCTTCCTCTTCTCTAGATGAGCTCTCGGAAGTTTTCGCTTCATCCATGCTAGTGTCTTGTGATGCTTCAGCTCTATATACCCTTGATAATGGAGTGTTCCATTCTCCCCCATTTCTAGGTTGTACACTGCTTTTTGGACTGTGTTGTTCCATGTTTCAAAGTCTAATTGATTGTTATCTTCAGTGGAAGGATTATTAATGGTGAAACACCAATACTTCGAAGAAGGTCCTTCTCTTCTTTGCATGTGAAAAAATTAATGGTCCCCAGCATCTAGCGAAATGCCTAGTATTACCTTGCATTTCGCATTTTTGGCTACATAATTAATATAGGATAAAGTATAGTGTAGCGGTTGAAGTTCAGAGCGGCTACATGAAGTTCAAGTTGCAGTATCCATCATTATCGAATTTGATTGGAGGATGCCATTCCGACCTAAGAAACGATTCTCCAATAGGATGACGCCACGTAGATCCTTTATGGGATATGGTGCAGCAGCAATGACGTTATATAATAACCGTAACGCGTTAAGACGTGGTATTCAGAACGCAGCAAGATTTGGTGGTTCTTTTACTATGACTCAAAGACGCAATCAGACTAGATCTGGTGTTGGAGTTACGACTCAACATGATAGACGTAATATCTATCGTAAACGGTTTATGCCACGGTTTAGAAAAAGAAGATGGAGATCTTTTGTTAAGAAGGTACATGCAGTAGCAGAAAAGGATTTTGGGACTAGGACAGTAGTTTATAACACAGCAGTAACACATTCAAACACAACAAATTCAGGACATGTAGTAGGAGATTTCGCCCTTTATAGTTTACAAAGTTCAACTTCACATTTAAATGATTTAAAAAGAATAGCAGGTTATGAGAATTCAGGTAATCCTACAGCAGCAGATGGTATAAATGTAGATGTTACAACAAAATACAGATTTCAAAGTGCTGTTTTGGATATGACTATTCGTAATGCTAGTACTTATACTACTAGTAGCGTACCTAGTTTGGACGGTCGTGCTAAAATGGAGTTAGATGTATACGAGATTGGAGTTCGGGAGAATTTTGAGGATTCAGATGGAGCTTATGGTAGATTAGTTGAGATTTTAGAAAAGGGGCAAGCAGCTAAAACCCTAAACAATGCAGTAACAGGTGTTGAATTAGGAGACAGAGGTGTAACCCCTTGGGATTTACCGTATGCGTTAAGTAAGTATGGAATTAGAATATACAAAAAAACAAAATATTTCATCCCCAACAGTGACACAATTACCTATCAAGTAAGGGACCCTCGTCGAAGAGTGGTCACAAAAGGATTAATAAATGGTGAACAAGGTGCTAATTTACCCA